TCCCAACTCGATCCTATCCCAATAGCAAAGGCAGAAGATTGGAATAAGGCACAATTTGGTTTGTACTATAAGTTACCTGATAATTCTGTAAAACTTAAAGTAAGGAAAAGAAACTAATGGCAGAAAAAAATTGGTATGACAATCTAGATGATGCAGTAGATGTCAACACTACTGAGCCAGAAATAACTAGGTCTACTGGTGAGTTTGCAAGAGATTTTACCAGAGCAACTGTACAAGGCCTTTCTATGGCACAGGGTGATGAAATTGAGGCACTGGCTAAAAGTTTATATGCAAAATTTGCCGAAGGTAAAGATTTTAATACCGCTTATGATGAGACATTAAAAACTATTAGAAAAGAAATTAACAAATTTAGAGAAGATTTTCCAGAAGTTGCATACCCTGCCGAAATTGCAGGTAATATACCAACAGCTATGTTTACTGGTGCCAGACTTGCAGGCATGGGTGTTAAAGGATTAAAGAACATTGCTACCCAAGGCGGTTTGTATGGCTTTGGTGCTAGTGAAGGTGATCCAGTAGAAAGACTGCCAGACACTGCTCTTAGTACAGCTATTTCAACTGGTTTAGGTAAAGCATTACCCCCAGTCACAGAAAAGGCAAAAGAGTTAATTAAACAAGGAGTACCCCTCACATTAGGTCAGTCAGTAGGTGGTGGAATTAGAAAATTAGAAGAGGGCATAAAATCAATACCCTTTCTAGGTGATCCGATTGTTGGTGCAGAAATAAGGGCAACTCAAGGGTTTAACAAGGCAACATTTAGTAAGGTTTTAGAGCCATTAAAGAAATATGGTGTAGATCCAAAAAAACAACTTGCAGGCAAAAAAACTGGTAATGAACTTTACAAAACTGCTGAAAACATAATTAGCAATGGATATGAAAAACTAAAGCCAAAATTAAAGTTTCCAACCAGAGACGAATTACAGTCTGTTTATGATGATGTTATTTTAAGGCAGGCAGACACAATGCCTAAAAGTGTAAATAATCAATTTTTACAGGATATGGATAATATTGTTTATAAAAATTTTAGTCCTGATGGCAGTTTGTCTGGTGAGGGATTTAAAAAAATACAGTCAGGATTACGAGAGCAAATCAAAGGATATATAAGTTCTGGTGATCAGGTAACAAGAAATTATGCAGATTCATATGACAAAGTTCTTGAGGCATTAACCGACACACTGGTCAAAAACAATCCTAAATATGCACCACAACTTAATGATTTAGATTTTTCATTTAAAATGCTCAACATTGTTGGGAAGGCAGTGGAAAAAGGTGGAACCAGACAAGGTACATTTACACCAAACCAATTAATGGGTGCATCAAGAATGGCTGACGTTGGAAAAAACAAAAAGAGTTTTAGAAAAGGTGAAGCATTGATGCAGGGCATGGCCAATGAAGGTCAAAACCTAAACCTAACATTGCCAGATAGTGGTACTGCAACAAGACAACTTGTAACAGGCGGATTGCTCAATTTGGGCGGTGCAGGTGCAGGTATAGATCCATTAACAACTGGATTGGTCACAGGCGGTTTAATTAGTGGCTATTCAAGACTAGGTGTTCCGATAGTCAGAGAAGGAATTTATGGGGCAGGAGTGCCTTCAGCAAGAAATATAACATCAGGATTGTTAGGCAATGAATTTGCACCTGATATAAATATGAGGAGATAATATGGCCAAGGCAAATATTACAGAATATGACAGTACCGCAGGGAATAACACAGTCATAAATGATATAGATATTTCTGAGGGGTGTAGCCCTAGCACCATCAACAATGCCATTAGAGAATTGATGGCACATTTAAAGAACGTAGACACTGGCTCACAAGCATTAACTGCTTTGTCGGTTACTGGTGCTTTATCTGCCAAAGGTGGTGCAGTCTTTAATGAAGATAGTGCTGATGTAGACTTTCGTGTTGAGTCTAATGATGATGCTAATATGTTTTTTGTTGATGCTGGAAACAATAGAATTGGTGTTCGTAAATCTGCTCCAGACACAGCTTTTCATATGGGTGGTGGCAGTGATAATCATCAGATGGTTTTGCAAGGCAATACTGTTCAAAGATTAGGATTGCAATTAGGTACAGACAGTAGAGTATTTTTAGGAGCGGCAACTGGTAATCATTTTAGAGTATCAAAACAAGATGCAAGTGCTTTGTTTGATGTAAATCCAAGTGGTAACATCATTTTAGGACAATCAGGAGCAGGTATACATCTTGGTGTAACATCTGCTACTGCATCTAATCTGCTTGACGATTATGAAGAAGGAACTTGGACACCTTCATTTGTAAATGCCCCAAGTGGCACTGTAAGTTCTTTATCAGGGCAATACACAAAAATAGGTAGAACAGTATATTTACAATTTCAAGTATCTGGCTCTAGTTTAGCTATATCATCTTATGCTAGAATTCAAGGCTTACCATTTAGTGCTTCTGACGATTCTGATACTGGTACTTATGTATTAGGTTCAATAGCATCAAGAGGTCATGGTTGGACAACTGTTGCTTCAGGACAAACACAATTATATTTAAGTGAATCAGGTACTACATCAAGTCCGTCAGGTATTAACGGATCACTAGTTTATAGAGCATCGTAGGAGTAAAAAATGGCGATAACAAAAGAAGCAGTAATAGAAAAGATAGAGGTTGTAGGAAGTTGGAATGTTCAAGTAGCTACAGATACAGTCATCAAAGAAGATGGTACAGAGATTAGTAGGTCAAGACATAGGCACGTTCTACAACCATGTTCATCATCAAAAGATAGTGATGGCAAGTGGACACACACAGACACCGACATAAGTGGAGAAGCTACCGAAGTACAAGCAGTAGCCAATGCAGTATGGACAGATACAGTCAAAGCTAATTACAAGGCTTTTGTGGAAAGTCAGGAGATCTAAATGGCAAAAGACAAACTAACCGAATATGATGCCACCGCCAACAACAACACAGTGGTGGGAGATGTAAATCTAGCTGAAAACAGCATGAACCCCTCAGACGTTAACAATGCTCTCAGGGAGATTATGTCGCATCAAAAAGAGGCATTTGGATCAGGCACTCCATTATATGTTGATCAGACTAATAATAGGGTTGGTGTTAACAATTCAAGTCCAACAGTGGCTTTGGATGTATCAGGACAAGCAATAATAACTACTACTGATAATAGTGCTACATTAACTTTAACATCTACTGATGCTGATGCAAACATAGCACCAATATTAAATTTAAAAAGAGATTCCTCTAGTCCTGCCGATGGAGATGTAACAGGGCAAATTAAATTTGTTGCTGATAATGATACTGGGGAAGAAATAACTTTTGCTGAAATGAAAGTACATTTAACTGATGTTAGTGATGGCACAGAAGATGGTGAAATTAATATTAAAAGTTTTACAAATGGAACTTCAAATAATAGATTACAAATAGGTGCAACAGAAACAGTGCTTAATCAAGATAGTGCAGACCTAGACTTTCGTGTTGAATCTAATGGCAATGCCAATATGTTGTTTGTTCAAGGAAGTTCAGATAATATTGCAATAGGTCATTCTGCACCTACTTTTGCAACTGGCAATGGTGTTCATTTAGGTGATGACCATTTTTTAGGATTTGGAGTGGGGAATGGCACAAGACCAGATTTTCAAATAGGTCAAGTGAGTGGAACTAATACATTAGGTATTAGATGTGGAACTGGTGCTGATACTGCTGATATAACCATAGATACAACAGGTCGTTTTTTAATGGGAACTACCTCTGCTTTTACTGCTTGTTCATTTGGTTCAGTATTTGATGGTACTAATTTTAATGCAATAGTGTTAAAAACCACTCGTACTACAAATACTGGCTCTAACTTTTTGGTTTTTTTAAATTCTAATGGAGATAATTGTGGGTTTATACAACAAAATGGCACTACCTCAACTAATTTTAGCACAAGTTCTGATTACAGATTAAAAGAAAATGTAACGTATGACTTTGATGCAACCACTAGATTAAAACAATTAAAACCAGCAAGATTTAACTTTATAGCAGATGGCACAGATAGGATTGTTGATGGTTTCTTAGCACATGAAGTATCAAGCATTGTACCTGAAGCTATAATTGGCGAAAAAGATGCCATGACAAAAGAGGTTTTTTATGTTGAAGATGATGAGATACCTGAAGGTAAAAAGGTTGGTGATGTAAAAGAAGCATCAAAGATTGATCCACAAGCCATAGACCAATCTAAGTTAGTGCCTTTATTGACCAAGACCATATTAGAATTAGAAGCAAGAATAACAGCATTGGAGAGTGCATAATGACTGAAAAATCAAACGTAATACAAATTGATGGGAAATCGTATGCTCAAGAAGATTTATCTGTAGAGCAGATAAGATTAGTAACTAAGGTTGCCAAGTTTCAAAAGCAAACTAATGATCTCAAAGATGCTTTTGAAGATGCCAACATATTACATCAACAATATCTACAAGCATTAAAGACATCACTTGGTAATGATGAAACTACTAAGGCTATGGAAAACTCAAAGGCTAGTTGATGGAGTTAGATGTAGCAACCCTTTGGTCGGCAGTCATAACACTGATCCTAATGCCATTTGGTTGGGCATTTAGCAAAATGTTTTCTGAAGTGAAAAGGCAACAAATATTATTATCAAAAACAAGAGAAGAGATTGCATATAATTATGCGAGAAAAGATGATGTGCGAGATGACATTACAAAGCTAATGGATGCCTTACACAGACTTGAAGATAAATTAGACAAAGTTCTTTCCAAATAAATTAAGAGAAATATTAATGATAGATCCTGTGAGTGCATTCGGATTAATTGTATCTGCACACAAAACACTAAAAAAATGTGTGGAAATGGGCAAAGATTTGTCTTCAGCTACGACAGCCATCCAAAATTATGCCAGAGGTGAGGCCGAACTTGGCTTTGGTAAAGAGAGAAAAAAAAAGAAAAGACTGTTTGGTGGTGTAATGGATGATGCCATTGATCAACATTTTAAGGAAGAAGAACAGAAAAGATTAAAAGATGAGTTGCGGTCAATGTTCCTTTTATATGGTTCCGCAGGCCAGTGGGAAAGGCTACAGGCCACAATTGCACAAGCCAGAGCAGAACATAAGAAGGCCTTGGAAGAACAAGCCAAACAGCGAGATTTAGTTATAAATTGCACAGTCGGAGTAGTTGTTGCCAGTATTGGTTTTGCATTTATTTACTACTGGATTAAGTATTTGAAAGGTTAATTATGAGTAATTTAATTGAACAATTAAAACGACATGAAGGTAAAAGACTTTTCCCATACCACTGCACAGCCAACAAATTAACAATTGCATATGGCAGAAACCTTGATGATGTTGGGGTTACTGAAGAAGAGGCTGAACTTATGCTTGTTAATGATGTTAAGAAGGTACAAGAGCAATTAGGCGGTACTGACTGGTATAATGGCCTAGATGAAGTCAGAAAGTCTGTGTGTGACAATATGTGTTTTAATCTGGGTTTTGCAGGTTTGAACACTTTTCAGAAATTCATTGGTTGTCTTGCCAGTGGTGATTATGAAGGTGCCTCCAAGGAAATGATTACAGGCTCCAATGGCGGTGAATCTAAATGGGCTTCTCAGGTAGGACAAAGGGCATACGAATTATCAGAACAAATGCGTACTGGTCAATGGCAGGATGTTTAAGGCTGTCGTAACTATTTGCCTGATAAACTCAGCAACAGTTTGCATGATACTTGAAAATTTTCAGTATCCAGTAGTTTATGAAACATATGAACAATGCAAGGAAAGAGCCTTGGAAATGGGATCACAGGTGCCAGAGTATATGCCAAAATGGAAGGCTATTCGTTGGAAATGTATCAAAATAAAAGAGGGCAGATTTACAGGTTATCAAACTAAGGGAGAATAAATTGATAGGTTTAATATCGGCACTAGCACCCATTGTTGGTGATATTGTTAAGGAGGCTATTCCAGATCCTGATAAAAAGGCAGAGGCTGAAAACAAGGTTAGACTGGCTTTACTGGAAAACACAAAACAAATAGAGGCTTCTGCAAGTCAAATTATTCTTGCCGAGGCTAAGTCTGAAAGTTGGATTGCCAGTAGTTGGAGGCCAATCCTAATGATGAATATCACACTGATTGTAAGTGTGAACTATTTAATCTTTCCATTAATAGAGGTTGTGAGTGGTAATAAGATGATGATCCCTTTACCTGATGAACTGTGGACACTTCTTACTGTAGGTGTTGGTGGATATGTAGTTGGGAGGTCTGGAGAAAAGGTTGCAAAAACTTTAAAAAAGCCTTAGTGTACCAACCACTGTACCAACCACTAGAAAGTTAGAAAAATCGTACCAACCACTGTACCAACCACCTTTAATAAATGGCAGAACTCTGCGGAAAAGAGTCAGGCTCATAACCTGAAGGTCGTAGGTTCAAATCCTACCCCCGCAACCAACTTATTCAATAAAATC